TTGCCGCCACCAGTTGTAGGTGCAGGTGTAGGTGTATCTAAAGCTTTGTAGTCGTCTGCTGTCTTAGGAAACACGAAGCTCTTAAACTTTTCTAAGTCAAAGCCAGTATTGTCTTCACGACCGATTGCGACCATCATTCCATCTTCTGAATCTCCGCGAGGAGCAAATGTACCTGTAGTTTCATCAGCGTTTGGATCAGGAGTACCGTCTACAGTCTTAGTATCAACGGCAGGTAGTGAGAATTTCCCCTTAAGCATTGCTACGTGAATCGTTGTACCGTCATCCATTTTTGTGTCAAACATAATCGCAATATCATTAGGCTTTAGGTTCTTGTTGTAGAGTTCAACGCCATTCTTAACTTCAATTCCAAAGAAATCTTTTCTTGCTTCGGAAGCGATATCTAATAGCTTGATATCCAAAGTAGCTTCTGAAATACCACCAGAAAGAGTTACGTATGGACCATCATCGGCCGCAATACTCTTCATTTCATTTTTTAAATCCATTTTGGCTTCGGTTAGTCCTGGCATTTTCTTAGGTCCGCCAGCCACCAAATCGTTTTCTACAACTCCATAATAGAAGTTAGATGCACCAAATTTTGCTTTTCCCATTTAATAAATCTCCTTGTTTTTTATATTAAAAAAAGGTCTTAGTCCTCATTTGAACTAAAACCTTGATATTGAAAATTACCTGTAACCATTTTTAGGTTGGTCATGTCTACGTCATCTTCATGTTTCTTGTAATAACGTTCCAAACCGTTGCTACTCATAAGGTTATAAATAATCTGCTCAATTTTAATTAATTGTTTTGTTTTATATTTTTGAATCCAGAAATCAATTTGAAACTTAGGATATTCAATATATCGCTGGTCATCGGCATAGTCCGCATCGTCGCCTGGAATACTTGTAATACGAATCCATGGCGCATTTTTATCAAGAATAAAGTTCTCGTCTGGCGTGCCTGTATAGATATCGTTAGGAGTAGCAGTAATACCACGTACTTCATCTAAATAATTCTTTAACTCAGTATTTGAGTTAAAAAGCTTAAAAATGTCGTATTCATTCATCGACCATTAACCTGCAAATTCTTGATGAATGCTTGTAAGACAGCTTCACGTGACTGCTCCTGTGTCTCCTCCACAAAGTGTTGTGGGTCTTGCTTAGAAGTACCAGAGTTAGGAAAGTGAGCGATTGGACCTTTAATCTTGTCATATCCAACTAGTGCTTCATACTCGCCAGTTTTGATTGACACATTACCAACCTTTACAGAACTACGTAGTGGCTCCTTGCCACTATGGTCTTCGTCACTGACCGGCGTATTAGACGTTAATTTCTCGCCAAACACGCCAGCTCCCTCTTTAACTGCTCGTCTAGCCTTGCGATCATAACTAGCATCCATCATAGATACGTTATTCAACATTTCTTCTAATCCAGTTACCGCCATTTACTCCACTTCCTTGCATTCGATTTTTGTAATATCCCGTTTTTGAAAATCCTCATCAATTCCTGTTATTTCAAATGTGTCTCCACGCCATTTTATTTTCCAAGTTGAGTCAATTGGACGTTGTGCCACAAACCTAATGGCAAAATTAGGCGAGTTCTTACGATAACCAACTTTAGTTGTTGGGTCTCGAAATTCTCGAATAGGTGTGTTCAACACCTCAGCCCAACACGAAAATAATGTACCAGTATCCTCATAAGTAACTCCGTCTTCGTTCTGCTTAATCGTTGTACCAAGAAACTCAATTCTTTCAGTCATGTGGTTAGTCCTCAATTTGCTCACTCCTCAATTGATTAATAACATTATTAATCGTGGTATTTTGAAGTGGAAATCTCATGACTTCTGAACCAGTTCCACGGTAGTCATAATCTTCTTTGACATATTTCATCAAAGCCACAAAGAATCTCGGTTCTTTAATGAATGTCGAAGCTGGAACAGTGGCAGAAATGGCCTTAGCAAGCTCATCAGCACCCGAATTGATTAGTTCTTTAAGAACATCATCATCGAAGTCTTGATCAATCTTACAATAGTTCTTTAATGTCTTAAATTGTGCATCAGACAATAATTCAGCGGTTTCGGCCATTCTACTCACCTAGTTTCTGTAGCAATTGGTCTTTAGTATCAGATGACGTGTAACTGATACCATTAGCGTCCATATAAGCCGTTATTTCAGCCTTAGTATTACTTGATGTGGGTCGTGTTAAACCCGCTTGTGCATCGGGTACTACGCTTTTGGGTCAGTAGTTGCTGCGGCAGTACCTTGAGTTACAAAGTAACCAGCTTTATCATCAGCAACTTCGACATCAAAACGTGTTGCAACTTGTAGGTATTGGCCAAAGATTTCGTTATCTACCCAGCGAACTTGAATATCCAAACGGTCGGCCATAACGATGGCACGTTTTAAATCACCGATAAATGCGTGGGCTTCTCCATCTTCCCCTAATGCTGAGTCTTCTACGACTGTTACAGGTACTCCAAGCACACGAGCAGGTGAACCGTCAACGATTGGTTGATGTAATAGATATTGACCATTCTTATCTTTCAAAGTGTCCAAGAAGTTATAGAAGCTTTGTGATGCAACAATCACTTTGTTATAAGCAGGATCCAAGTCAACGTTTAGAATATGTTTAATATCGTCCACAGATTCGCCGGTTACTGATTTAGCTGTGAAACCTTTCAAGGCAGTAGAAATGGCTGCATTTGTGGTGTTAATCTTTTGTTCTTGGGCATTACGTGCAACCAAACCGGTTAAATCGACAGCAGAATCTTGAATTGATTCATTTGAAATTGGCAAAGCACCACGATATGTCTTGATCTTCCATGAAGTCTTAGTAAATTCAGGCTTTGCTAGTTCAGGGTTCTTAGCTAGTTCTTCAACATCAGTCAATGCTGCTGTAGCACGCTTAAGAGTTGGATACTCACCACTAGCGGTAGTAGCAGTAAAGTGTTGAACTAGTTTAGCCAAATCTGTTACTGATTTAACTTCGTTTTCTGGATTGTAGATAATCGATTCAGGAATAGTAACATCTACGTCTGTACTTGAAATTCCATCACGCAAGGCACCCTTTGAGTGTAAATAGTTATTAATAGCTGAACGTTGTTCTTCAATATCGTTAGTTGGAAGTGCACGGCCGGCCGGTTTGTTCTTACTTGGTACCGGTACACTTCTGAGTGCCTTCAAGTCTTCGATTTGCTTATTTTTATCAGCAATTTCATCGTTCAACTTACGTACTTCTTCAGTATTAGAAGTAGCTTTTGTACGTTGTTCATCTGTAGAATTTTCATCTTCCAGAATTCCGCGTGCTTCAACCGCTAGAGTTGAGCGACGTTGTGTAGCTTTGTCAATTTCTGCTTGCAAAGCTCTAATTTGTTCATCAATCATTTATTTATCTCCTATTTTTGAGCATCAAAAAAAGCCATCGATTAATCGGTGACTTCTTTCAAAAACTCAATATTTAATTTTCGTAATTCTTCTTTTCGTTCTTGCTCTCTGACAATATTTAACGAATCGGTTTGTAAATCTTTAACTTTATTCATAGATCGTGCATCTACACTTACATTTGTGTCCGAATAGGCTGGTGTAGTCACAACACTGACATCATAAAGTTTGTCAATTTTATTGATGGTTCGCTTGTATTGAACCCCATCGTCATTGACTCGCTCCCATCTATCAGCATCAGTATCATCAGGCAATGTGAATGCAAAACTGCATTGTGAAATAATTCCAGCACGGATATTCTCCAAAACATCATTAGCTAGTGTGGTATGTGGTAAGTTAGCTCTAAACTTCAAGCCGGTATCATCAACGGATAAGTCTAAGTTGACTCCTGTACGGCCTAAAACATTCGATTGGTCATGATTGAAAGTAACAACTACATTACTCATATCGGTATCATCTAAGCAATTTCTGTCTAGTGTTTCAATAAAGTAATTACCAGCTAATGGCTCCGAACGTGTATCAAACTTCAACGCATAACCTTCAATAGTTCGAGATTCTTTATCATCTTCACTTCTGATTGTTACCGGCGTTTGAATCGCTCTTAGTTCCACTATTATCACCTCCTTTCAAGTGATTATTCTTCTGATACTCGTCTTTCATATCCATGGCTACAGTGTTGAGTGTTGATTGATAACGATCCAAGTTCTTATCTTTGACTGGTTTCATACCAAGCTCTGCACGCACTTCTTGTGAGTTCAAGTCTGCATTTTGTTGTAGACTTACTAACTCTTGAACTGGTCTGGCTGTCTGTTTACGAGTATCAAACTCAAAACGATATTTGTGACGCTCTGAATCATTGAGCATTTTCATTTCTAGCTCACTTAAAATAGGTTGAAAGTAAAATGGCAAATCGCTAGTAATGTAGTCAGATGTCAATTGATTAATTGACTGGTTTGGCGAGTTAATAGCAAGTTTGTATGCTGGAATACGCATAGCTTTAGCGATTTGACTGGTTGACCAATTATTAGAATTGATTAAATTCAATACGCTGGTATCAACTTCAAGTGGCTGATAGCTCTGTGTACTGTCAATAACAACCGGTCCATTGCTACCATCGTTTTGAATCTTCTCGAAATCGTGTCTGACAGCCTGTTTAGCTTTCAAATTAATCTTTGAACCTGAAAGTGTTAAAATCCCGCTCTTAAACCCGTCCTTAAAGAACTTATTAAGAGTATCTACACCAGATTTTTGCATACTCATTTCATCACCAAGTGACAATAATGGTGAGCGTCCTGTAATACCATCGGACGTAAAAAACTTCCAGTGAATCATGTCATAAGGATCTACATCAAATGAGTTCCGCTCATCTGCTGGGTTAACGGTGTAGTAGTATTCCCGTCCCACTGTCGTATCTCGATAATTAATAGTGACTTGAGAGGGTGGGAAGAATTCAAGTTCAACTGGTTTAGCTGATGTTTTACTGTATTGTCTTGGATCACGAATAATTCTCGTATATGAATTACCGGTTAGAATTGCATTGACCATCATTGAAAATTTCCAATGATATGCGGATAAAAAATCATTAGTTTTCTTATTTAATAAGTAGGTTAAATTATCATCTTGAACAATTGAGTCATCTAACTCTTTGATTTTCATTAACGGAAACCGTGCAACGTCACCAGCCACAATTGATACAGCAGTTAATACATCAGAATTCTTCAATGCTCCAATTCCGTAGTAACCATTTGAACTTGGTAAGATACCTTGATCTAATAGATTCATTGCCCAATCATCGTTAGCATTGTCTAAACTTCTAAAAAAGCTCATCTATTCACCTCCTTTCTACTCGGACATGTAGGATAGAATTGCTAAAATTATCAGTGATATTCCCGCTGCCATATAACCAGCAGGTTGCAGTAGTAGGAAGAATCCGATTGTAACCAAACAAAAACCACAGATAAGCAATATCTGTGGCAAGTTTAGTAATATCCATTTAAGTACCGTTTTAACATGCTTCCACATATATTGCTCCTCCTATCCAAATCCAAAATCGTCACTCATGATGTAATCACTAGTTAAATAGTTCTCGATGTCTTCCGTAAAGCAAACTGCATAAGCATCAAGTAAAGCATCTAACATATCAATCTTGTTAGAATACTTATTCTTATCAATACGAACGCCATTGTTATCTGTCATGGTGACCGCATTATTGACGGCTGTTGTCATGATGAAGTTATTAGAATGTAGAATCTTGCCACCTATTACATCGTCTCTAAATTGCTTTGTAGGTGCTGATAATGTCATAGTTCCTTGTCTAATTTGAACTTGTTCCCATTCTGGATGTCGCTTCTCAATCAATGTTAATAGTTGTCCATATTGATATGGATCAAAGCAGATACCACGAACGTCTAAGTCATTTTCTTCTACAAATTTCTCCAACCAATCAAAAACGAATTCATTATCAATAATTCCTGAATCAAGATTTGTAATGTCACATTGTCCAAGTTCTTGAAGTCTGCGATAGTCCATTTTGTCAGTCTTGATTTTGGCATCAAGTCCATATTTAGTACCAACGAAAGCGTGACCATCTGCATACCATTTACCTTCTTCTGGAACTAACCAACTAATTGCAAATAAATCAGATGTTTTACCAACGTCCACACCAATCCAGACTTGTTTACCGTGGATATCAATGGGTGTTTCGACCTCAGCAGCTTTCCAGCTTTCGGTATCTAAGTAAGAATTTTCTTCAGCTTGACGCCACATGTTGAAATTCTTAACTAGAACTTCATTCTTTTCACCGGTCTGTTTGGCTACTGTCCAGCGCTTTTTGAGATAGTCATTTAATTGTTTTCGCTGACCCTCAATCTCTAACAGTGGATTGGACTTAATCCAATTTTCAGGGTTTTCAATCTCGTCAATTGATTCCTGTTCAGCGATAAATGCAAAGTATTCTTCATCATCAATATCACCTTTAAGAATTTGTTTGGCACGTGGATATTCCACGGTGTACATAGGAGCATTCATATTAAAGTTGGCTGTTGAAATAATCACAATGAGCGGATTTTCTAACTGTCCTTGACCTGATTCAAGCAATTCCATCATTTCAGTGGTTTTACTTGCACCGTATTCATCAAGTACGCCTAAATATGGTTCATATCCATCAAATGCACCTGTTTCACGTGATAATGGACGCACATATGAATCATCATCTAAGTTAATTAGCTGTTCACGAATTCGCTTTGTAGACTTCTTAATATCTGGATATTTAGCCCGTAGTTGATCTAACTGTTTTCTAGCCATCTCAAATGCAATTTTGGCTTGCTCTTTATCATTAGCAGTGCAAAATATCTGTCGTGAACGTGCTGGATTCTTACCAAATAAGAATTCATATAAAATAATTCCAGCAATTAGTAATGTCTTTCCCTGCTTACGTGCCATTGATACAAACACTTTATGGAATCGTCTTAGGTTATGATTTTCTTTCTTTACCCAACCATAGATTGATTCAATAATGAATTTTTGAAATCCTGCAAGTTCATGAGTGTAGCCTTTAGGGTCTGGTAACATTTCGATAAACTTAACAGCCTTATTGGCACGTTCCTCATCGAATATGTATGGGAAGTCATCACTTTTAGACCTTTGTAAGTCCCTTTGATGACGCTTAACGGCGTCTAAAACACTTCTGCATGACACTATGTCGCCGTCTAATATGTCATTTATATATTCTTCTAACTCGATTTTTATTTAACCTCCTAGCTAAACATGTCTTTAAGACTTGTTTTCTTTTTGTCTTCATGTGGAATGTTCAATCTCATTCTTGAGTCCACAGTGAGACCCAACTCACTAGCACATGTCTTAAGATTTTTAGTTATTTTGTCTAATATTCCGATATACTCCAGCTTTTTTTCAGGTTCAGCCTGCTTATTTACTAATTTCGTTGTGTCCTTAAACATTGCATACCATGTGCAATAGTTCTCCACCATTGCCCTGTCTAAAGCTCTGACAGGTAGTTTATTTAGGTCTGGTGCAATCCTCTTCCATTCTGTTTTAGCCGTGTTAGAAAGGTAACTAGGTGGTGATATTTGGAGCAGTTTGTAACCATCACTAGTAAGAACCTCAGCATTGTACTTAGCTTCTTGTTGCTGCACCGTTAGATTGGCGCTTGACTGTTCCAAAAGCTTGTACTTACGGCCTTTTTGAGCCACTCCTATCACCTCCTTTCTAAGTGGGAAACATATCTATTTAAAATGGTAAAAGTGGTGGGTTATACCCTAAATGAGTCTTTTAATTAATAGAAAGTGGTGTGCAAAAAAGAGGCTGTGTGTTCAAGAGGGTGGCGCCTAACTAACCCCCGTAAAAAAGATGGGGGTATCTGTGAAATTGTGACAGGTGCCACGGTCG